TCCCCCCTCGCGCACTATAAAAACACTAGTCAGAGCGTTTTTATCTCCCTGTTGATGACACGGTACGGCTTTTTGATGACAGAGAGATAGGTTATAGCTATGGCTACTGTTAGAAAGAGAATAAGGAAAGATGGCACCGTGGCTTTTGCGGTGACATGGCGTGAAGGTGGAAAGCAGACTTCGCGGACGTTCGAGCTTGAAAGCGATGCTAGGATGCTCGCTGATTTTTTGAGTGCGAATAATAATTCATTTACGCAAGCTGCGGCTGCGGCCAGCACGGTTATTAGTAGGTATCCTTCTGTTAATGACACGGTACGGCGGCATATTGAGTCTCTTACTTCTGTTACGACTGGTACGAGAGAGAAGTATAGCCGCATCCATGATCGGCATATTATGCCTGTCTTAGGTGGTATCTCCATTGATAAGCTGCGGCGTGAAGACGTGGTGAGATGGTTCAATGCGCTAGGGTTATCTGCTAAGACTAAGAAGAATATCCACTCTCTACTATCTGCTGCTTTATCGTCTGCTGTGCGAGATGGGCTTATCGAGAGTAACCCGGCGGCGGGGATTCGAGCTGAAAGGGAGCTGCCAAAGAAAGCGCCGGTCTTCCTGACACGCGAGCAATTCGAGCTGATCGCCTCTACTATTGATTTCCGCTACTCGCTGTTTACAAGGTTCCTTGAAGGTACCGGCCTGCGGTTTGGTGAAGCCACAGCGCTTACTTGGAGTGATATTGACCTGCGGCGCGAGAACGGCATTATCAAGGTAACAAAGTCCATCCAGGCGGGCGCGAAGAGCGGGTACAAGATTGCACCACCCAAAACAAAGGCAGGCAGGCGAACAGTCACTATGCAGCGAGCGCTTACGGAGGCTATGCGTGGTTGTATGGTTGATTCTGCGGCTGCTGCGGGTGATCTTGTGTTTCAGTCGCCGTTTGGTGGGATTTTGGGGAATGGTTTTTTTCATCGGCGGGTGTGGATTCCGTGCATGGATGAAGTGGAGAGTGAGTTAGGTGTTCGCCCGCGTGTGCATGATTTGAGACATACTCATGCTTCGCGGTTGATTGAGGCGGGGGTTCCTTTGCCTGTGATTCAGGTTCGTTTAGGTCATGAGTCTATTACTACTACGGTGGGTACGTATGGGCATTTGGCGGTTGATGCTGATTTGCGGGCGGTTGAGCTTTTGGGGTGATAGCGCCCCTGTTTGTTCTTTTGTTACGTTTTGTTACGTTCCCTAATTAGGTACATTCGCTATAAGTGGCTTATAGTGTTTTGTGTAAGCTGGGCTGGTTCGAAAGGCCCTACTGAAGAAAGAACGAAATCATGAAAAAGAACCATTACCAGACCTTTAGCACGGTTGAGTTTCACCAAGATTCGACTAAGGCTTGGCTCTCGCACTTCACCACTGATATTGACCCTTCAGAGATTGAGAATAATAAGCCCGTCTTTGACGCTATCGACGCTTTCATGAGCAAAGAAGAAAATAGCGTTACACTTCCTGACTCCCCTGAATTTGATTCATCTGATTATTGGGAGGCCGTAGCAGAAGCCCATGACGAAATCATGGAACGACTGTACACGCATCTGAAGAAACAACTTGCGACGATTACCCCCGATGGGTGGCGGCCATATTTCGAACCGGGTAACCCTGGCCGCGTGTATATCAATGGCACCCCGCATGATGTGCAGGGTTTCCGTATTCGCACCGTTCCAGGTTTCAATTCAGGAAAGTAAGGGAAAAAATGGAAGAGATCGAAGGCTTTCAGACCAAAGCGGCTAGACTCGTCAAAGACGCTCTCATGTACATTGTCAAAGTCGAGTTTCCAGACCATACTTTGCGAAGACTAACTATCGAGAATCAAGGCCCGGCCATCTCCAAAGCAGAGATTATGGCGGTCAATGATGAAGAGATCGTGTTTGCCACGATTTACGCTCATTTCAAGAAAAATAAGCGGTGGATAGATCATTGGGAAATGCGAGACGTTATCTATAGCAAACGGTATCTGAAGGACTAAGTAATATGCTTCGCCGCCCGGCTTATGGCTAGAGGCCGGGCGGCGTTACAAAACCAGGAAAGGAAAATAAGAAATGTCAGGAAACGTTTTACGACTCGTGCGATACGGGGCCGATGAAGCTATGGTGACTCGCAACGCCAAATCCTTTGCGCTGATCCGTGAGACTTCACGCAAAAGCGGCGTATGGGTCGCCCTCGACTACAATCTAGCGAACATGCCAGGTCTTGAACTGCCTAAGAAGATTCTAGGCGGTGAGAACGCGCCTTCACTATCTGGCAAAACGATTCATGAGGTCTTCGAGAACATCAAGGCTGTTTATGGGGATGATGACTAATGAGCAAGCCCCGTGTAGCATTCGGTTTGAATGCCCTGGCAGAACATCTAGGCACAAGCAAGCAGAATCTCTATCAGCTTGTCGCTAAGCATCATCCACCGCATAGCGTCGAAATACAGGCAGGCAACAAAACCATCAAAGGCTACGATAAAGACGCTCTAAAGGAATGGTACGACAACCTGCCAGGCAGAATAACCGCCGCAACAAAGGCAGGCAGCAAAACCTACCACGTAAGAAAGGACTCATAATGACAATGCCGCAAAGAGGCAACAGCATAGAGCTTGAACCTTCACTAATAAAATTTCTGCCTTCACCTGATGGCAGTTTCCCAGAGGCTATATATGAGTTCTCTGTATTCGTCAAGATCGTTGAAAAAGTTGATGGTCATATGCTCTCTTGGAAGTTCCCGCCTGAGTTTCCCCCGGAGGCTATTTCCTTCTTTGAACAGATTCCTTTTTACGCTAGGTTTTCCCATGCCGTTATTGAGTATCTCGAAGAGATTCTAAATCAGATCTGTCTTGAGATTACCTCGTATAAGAAATGTGAAAGTGGTGGCTACATGCTTCGTGTATCTAGTTCTGCAACTACTCTGAACAAACGAGACTTTTACCGGATTATTGGTTGTCCTAACTAACCAGATTGGAGAAAGGATTTACTATGATTGAGTTAGAAGAACCGTTCCTTAGGCTTGCTGCGGGCAGTGGCAAAGGTATTACAGCAGAAATCGTTTTCTCTGTGCGAATCACGCTTGGGCGTAATAAGCCTGAAGAGCTTAGCGTGTCTTACGAGTTTGCAGAAGGTTTTGAGGTTGAAGACTTCTTTAACCGCATCCCAGTTTCTTCTTCAGAGCTTGCGCGAGTTGGTTTACACCATTACTTCGTAGATGCTTTTAGGCTCTTAGGTATCAGAATTGAAAACTGTGCGATCATTGAACCTGATAAAGTTCAGTTCTTGCTATCCACGGATAAGTTCAAGATAGAGCCTCGCTTCCTATCGTCTGATATTTTGAAGAGTAATAAGCATACGCTTTCTAGATAAAAAAATATTCGCCCCTCCCAGTGTTTGGGAGGGGCGAATATTTTTGCTGTTTTACGGCTGCTGTGGTGCATCCGGGGTGGAAGTCTTAGGGTAGTCTTCAGCAGGTACTACCCACCCGATACCGGGAACATATACTTCTTCCTTCGAGCGCTGGCCGGGCGGGTTCGACTCGAACCGGGCCGCGTCCACATCTTCATGCTTAGGCTGCTCTGCGGGGGTGAGAGCTGAGAGTTTGCCACTGTTGCGGTACTCTTCGAAAGCTGCACGAGAGCCGCCCGCCTCGACGGGCGCAGGCTCATTCTTGGAATCTCCCACCACACCACGGGCTGCGGCCTCCATCGCATCGGTGAAGGTCAGCTTATCGCCGGGTGACTGTCGCCCGCCAATGAGCGCGCCTACAGCAGAGAGCAGGATAAAGAGAGTGTTCTTGATTTCTTCAGGCAAACGGATGTCTGCCAGTTCAAGACCGTATGCGATAAGAACAACGATGCTTGAAGCGACCGCGGTTCCTATGGTTGCACCCTTGGTTACGCCGCCTACATAACGGGTTTCATTCATTAGTTTACCTCTGCTTTCAGATTGGTCTTTGCTAGGGTCTCTTCGAGGGCTGCTGCTACGATTGCCTTCAGGTCTTCACCCGATGCATTGACAATCGTGTTTCCCCCCTCTGCTGCGGGGCGGGCGTGAATCTCATTCACCTTTGCCCGCAATTCCTGAAATTCACGGTTCAACTGTCCCTGATTAGAGACACCCTGAATACCATAAGCCCATGATTCAGCTGCACGAGCTGAGTTTCGCATCCAGTTAGCGAGTGTCGAATCGCGGTTGATGCCATCGCGGCCAGGCTGCGAATAGCTGATAACGTAGTCGAGCTTATCGTTCAAGCTCTTCAGCTGATTGTTCAGCTGGTTAAACTGTGCTTCAGACAAGTCAAAGTCTCCATTCTGGATAGAATTACTGATTTCTTGCGCGGTATTGGCGATTCCCTGGAACACCTTCAGAGCGCGGTTGTAGATGTCCGTCTTGGAATAGGTTCCAGGGCATTCAGTAGCGAACCATTCCCGATGCTCTGTCAAAGGCAAAATACCGTATGTCTTCCAACAATCGGCGACACGCTCTGCCACAGTCTGCAAATCCCCCGCGCTCATACGAGGGTTGCACTCGAACGTAATTGACTGTGCATTTCCTTTGGCGTTGCCGTTTGCCCATGCAGCGGCGGAATGATCAACAATCACGCCTACAATGCCATCCGAAATAACCTCATGCGCCGATGTACTCACCGATGGGCTATCACAGAAGAACCACATGACCTGCTCCCAGGTCTGCTGCCACTCAGGCTTACCCCACCAATGCAAGGTAATATTCGTGATCGTTCGAGGATACCCGAATGTTGCCTGCACGCGGTTACCCGGCGTGAAATTTTTTGCATCACGATTTGTCACGAGCTGATATGACAAAGGCGAACCTCCTTTCTAATCATCTTCAGAAAACCAAACACACAGCGAGCGCGGTTCGTTTTTGCTGTTGTGTGTTTGGTTTGTGTGTTTGGCGTGTCTGTTATGGGGCGGGCGGGCCTTTGTTTGGGTCTACTCCTTCGTGCTGGCCTGGTACGGGGATTTCTTGTGACCATTGAAGTAGGGCTTGGATGTAGCCGTCTAGGGCGGCGGGGATTGGCGGCGCGGGCGGTGGTTGCCGCTGGTTGATGTGCGACGTTAGCAAGACAAGGTGTGACATGGCCATCGAGAGAGCGAGGCGGGCGCGATCCTGCTTGAGGTATGCTTCTGCTTGGATTGCCCGTGTGTCTCGCTCCATCTTTTTTGCGTCTTCTTCCATCTTTTCGATGCGGGCGTATAGTTCGTTATTTTGGTCTCGTAGTGAGTTTAGGCTTTCGATGGTGCTGTCTAGTTTTGCTTTTGCTTTGCCTGCGGTGGTTTCCTCGTGTTTGCCGAACCATGAGAAGAAGGCGGTTAGCACGGTTCCGATTAGCGCGCCGATGATGCCGTATAGTGCTTCAGGTGTGTTGAGTGGTGGGAGATTCGTTTTCTGTTCACCTCCTTATGCTTCTAGTCGTTTGATGGTTTGCGCGATTGTGTCTGCGAATGCTTCGCGTGCAGCCCCTCTGGGGTTGATTAGCGCGCCGGTGGTTTCTATGACTGTTACGCCTTTTTGTTCCCAAAAGCCGGGTTCGTTGTCCCATCCATCGCCGCCGAAATATTCGGGGTGTACGGTTCTGAAATCGGCGAACACATCCGCGCCTAGTGAAGCTAGGTTCGCGCTGTCGCGGCAATATGCATCGAATGCAAGCATGTTCTGGTTTGCGGTTTTTACGATGGTTTCCCCATCGGGTAAAGTTTTCCCATCGGAGGGGATGGAACCACAGAGAACGACTTTATCGAAGCCTTTACCGTATTTTTCTTTGACGATCAGGTTTGCTGCTGCGATGTAGCGGCGGGTGAGTTCGACTAGTTTAGCGGTAGTCCAGGGCGCGCCGGGCTGCTCTAATGCCTGGTTCCTGGTTTCACCGCAAACCAGGATGTTTTTCTTATTGGGGTCAAAGTTTGGCAGTATTTTTGAGACTGTCTCGATCATGACTGCCCATGAGATATTAGCGATGGCGACGTTTGCGGCGGTCATGTTCTTCTCAGATATGAGGGTCGCAAAGTTGCCTATCTTCTGGATGCCGTCGTAGACCCATTCCGCATAGTATGAGTTCGCGTCAATGATCAGGTTTGCGCCGTCGAGACTGAATTTCTGCTGCTGTTCTTCAGCGGCGGTTTGTTCGATGCGCGGCTGTGTGAGTGGCAGAAGTAGAGCGTGACTCATGGCTTATCCTTTCCCGGCCATTTGGCGGATGGTAAGGTTTCTCCATCTCCAACCGTATATTTCCACCGGATCATTTGCGCCGTATTTGTTCATCCAACAACGGAAAGCGCAAATGGGTTCACGGGTGTTGTCTTTGCGAACAACAGAATAGCGTACAACGCCATCGAGCCGCCGCAATTCGATACCCTTGTCGCCTTCCTCCACGGGTACTTCTATTGCACCGTAGCTATCCCTGTATCCTTTGGCAGAGATGCCAGGGGCATACGAAGATAAACCCCATACTTTCTGCCCTGCGGTTTCTTTGACTACCACCGTGTATTTCGCCGCGCCTATACCTTGCTCCCACCCTGCTTTAATAGTGTCTTTGTTCTCGATATGGCCTTCACCATCGAAATAGATAAGCACGGCGGCCCCGTCTTTCGACAGGGAGCCGTTGAGGGTTTGCAGCTTTTGATTTCCCATTTTCATACGGCCAGGCTGGCCTTCAGCGATTTCTTCACGAGTCGCCGATTCATGCGCCCATTCGTAAGCAGACGATTTACCGCTTTTGTCCTTATATCCCAGCTTCCACGATATTTCATTTGGGGCAGGTGGCAGGAAGAAGGCTTTTAGCGACTGGTACGCTTTCCCTGGCACCCATCCACCATGTGCTATAGCATAGCTTAGCTCTGAGAGCGGCATTTCAGTTTCGCTATCTGCGGCTTGATAGCGCGAGTATGACCATGCTGATTTACCGGCGGGGTTCACGGATCGCACCTGATAGATGCCACGCATACCCGCCGCCGCGTCAAACTCATACGAGGTACCTGTTACACTCACAGGGTTAGCGCCGTCGATAGAGACTTCATAGCTTGTTGCGCCTGGCACTGCCTGCCAGGTTACGGTTGTCATTGCCATCTCTTACCACTCTCCTAACCGATTCCGGGGGCGGGCGGGCGGCCTGCTGCTGCTACCTGCTCATTAGCCACATAACCTAACGTGATGCCCTGTCCTTCAGGCTTGACGAAAATCAGCAGGCCAGGGGCAGACGGGGCGGCCCCTGTCGAGGTTTTCCAAGTGATACCTTCAGGGTGCGACACAACGGCGGTTGTATACACAGCCTGCACCGGCGCGCTAGTCAGCTCATACGTTCCAGAGCTAATAGTTTTGACCGGCGGCGTGGTAGCATCCACACCATCGCGGCCAGGGTTACCCTGATCTCCTTTAGGGCCAGGGTTACCCTGTGGGCCAGCCGGGCCAGTTTCGCCGCGTTCACCCTTAGGGCCGGGTGGGCCAGGCTGCCCGCCGCCCGCATTGGGCCGCTTCTCAAACTCTCTCTGAACAGCAGACTCAACAGCCGGGGTAAGGCTCTGCACAAGCTCATTCGCAAGCACAGCGCGAGCAACCGTGCGAGCTTCACGTTTCACCCCCTCAAGAGGCTTTCCGTAAAGCTCTCTCTCTTCATTCACAAGAGCGACATTCTGCAAAACTTCAGACATGATCTTTTCCTACGCTCCCTTAATAACAGCAATCGAAGCCGCGAGCGCGGTTAGTTGTTCCTGTGGTGCGTTGAGGGCTTTGAGTGCTGTGTATTGGGTTTCTAGATTTTTGAGGTTTTCGAGGTATGCGTTTAGTTCGCCTTTGGCCCATGACAGCTGTAGGTTCCACAGCCATTGTGCGGGGATTGTGTCGTATGGGTTTGTTTCGTTGCCGCCGCGTTCGCCGATTGTGTCGTTGGTTAGGTAGAGGTTTCCGACGTTGAGTTTTTCGGCTTTGCGTATAATTTTGACGGCTTGGTCGAAGCTGGTTACATCGTGGATGCAGTGCCAGAATTTTTGCCGTGGCTGCCCGGCGTAGTAGTTTTCTTGGAGCCATGTTGAGGATTCATAGAAGGTGGCTTCGCGTTCAAAGGTCATGAGGTAATCGGCTGTTTCGAGCATACCTTCAGCGGTGAGAGCGCCGGGGTTTGCGACTACTAGACCGGCGGGGAATAGTTTCTTCAGGCGGGCGCGCAACTCAACATAGTAGGCAATTTTGGGGGCTTGTTCGTCTTTGCCGTGGACGACTTCATCTAAGAAGAAGTCTTCCACGCCGAACCAATCATGATAGTTGCGGGCTTGTGCGATAACGCTGTCTATGGGTTCTTCGCCGTATTTGGTGCGAATGTAGCCCATTGCTTTTTGCCCGTATTCATCACGGTTGATTTTGAGCTGGTTTGCAAAGTTTGTGTGCGAATCGGAGCCGGGGCCTTCGCCGGGGCCTGAAGCAGGGTTAATGATAACGAATGGGATTACGTCTGCTGCTTCAGCGAGCGCCTGCCATTTGGAGCCTTCAGGCTGGTTGCGTAGCCAATGATCGGCGTAGAAGTATGAGGGTACGAAGATGGCACGATTGCGGGCGCGGTAGTGTGCCTGTTTGGCGGCGATGTTGATTGCTTCTTGGATGTTACCGGCGGGGGTTTCAGTGGTAGGGGCGGCGGGGATGCTGATATGTTTCAGCGCGCCGTTTACTACTTCTGCGGTGATTATTGCGCCTTCATTTTGCACCACTGTTTTTGCTTCTTCGCGGGCAATTTGGCGTATCTGATCGGTCATAGGCTTTCCTAGTCTGTTTCGATGCTGAGGGTTGCGGTGCCATCGCCTTTAGGGGTGATGCGGATTCGTTCTGCCTTAGCGGCGGGGGCTGGTACGAAGGCGTTGTTTGCTGGATGCGGTGCATATATGTCGGTTAGGTCTAGAGTCTGCCCAGCCTGTACCGTGATCATGCGAGATGGCAACGGTACGGGGGTACCGGCGCTATCTCGAAGATTCGGGTACACCTCATAGGTTGCTTTGCCGTCTTTAGCTTCAGGTGATATGGTCAGCGTAATACCAGGCTCGCTTGTGGTGATTCCTGCTGCCTGCCAGTCTTCTACGATTTCGCCGTCTTGGAGGCGGGCGGCGATTTTTGCACCCCAAAAGAAGCTACCATTTGCGGCAAATTCTTCTACTGCACGGAATTTTATTTCACCGTGCAGCGGTTCGTTTTTGCCATTCATGGTTCGAGGGGTGACAAATTTTCCGATGACACGGGCTGTTTTAGTCATTGTTGGTTTCCTCGCTGGTTTCGCCTGAATGAGCTTTCGGTTCGTCGAGGGCAATAACGCCTAACTGTAGTTTCGCGTCCAATAGTGCGTCTCGAAGCTGCGCGTTTTCTTCAGCTAGGTAGATGCATTTAGCTTGGAGCTGCTGTAGGGTGAGTTCCATTGTGTGCCTTTCTTATTTGTCGCGGCGAAGGGGTAAGATTATAACGTCTATCCAACAGTCCACGGCCTGGACGCGGCTCGCGTTGTTTACAACTAGTTTGCATCCTGATTCGGTTACATCTGTCACGGTGGCAATGAGGGCGTATCCTGTGACAGGTTGAGCAATAATGTACGGGCGCTGTTCAAGACGTGTTGGATAGGTTACGTTCCATTCGTTCCATCCGCCCGCGTTTACAGCGAATGGGCCAACAGGGATATGGAAGAAATTCTCTGTCTGCGTGAACAGGCCGTTCAGTCGCATGTTGCCGCGAACGCGGAGGGCTTCAGAGATTGTTACGCCGCCGTTATTATCAACCGCTAGGCCCTTGATTAGCCCGTTTCGATCACCTTCATTGCGCATACCGAAACTGAACCACCCTGAAGGGTGCATGTGAATAACACCGTTTGGGGTGCTGCCTGTTACTTCATGGGGGCGCATCTCAATAATTGACGAAACGGAGTCAGCGGGGCCTTCAGGGTCAGTAGTCCAGATTTTCACGCCGGGGCGGCCCTCGCGTGCTGTACGGAGAGTACCAATGAAGTAGTTATCTTTCCCCATTGCGTCGATCTTGACTTGCTGCAAACCGTTAGCGTCGAAAGCCTGGATACCCTCTGCGTTGATTTTCACGCCGCGATCATGTGCGGTAGAGGTTTGCAGCAGACCGGATGTGATGATTTGGGATGCCAGCTGCTCAACCTGAATCTTCTTCGCAATAAGTTCAGGTGTAACGATGTTCTCGATTACGGTTGCACGCTGAAGAACAGCGTCTTCAGTGACTACAAGTTTCTTAGTCTCAGCTGACATGGCGCTAACAATCTCAGCGGCCAGCCGCTCAGTCACGTTCAACTGTCTAACGTCGAGGGTGCCAGGTACGATAAGATCACGGCCATTGAACGGCGGGGCGGTTAGCTTCTTGATTCCTGCGATAGCGGCTTCAGCTATCTTATCGTCCGAAATAGCCTGACCGCCGCCACCGCCGCCATTCTCAATAGCACGAATCCTAGACTCAGCATCCGCGAGCGCGGTTTCTGTGTTTTTTATGGATTGTTTGGCGGCTTCAACGATTTTGGTTGCTTCGTTTAGGCGTTCGTTGTATTTGGCTATTGTGTCGCCGTTCCAGGTGTATTTTTGTCCGTTGGTTGCGTAGTATGTTACGCCTTCGCCTGGTTGTGCGACTTTTAGGCCGTGTGGTACGGATGCGGGGGTTCGTAGTTGCTGCACGAGGTGGCGTAGTGTGTCGCCGGGGTTCGTTGGTCTTTGGTCTACGTAGCCTACCATTGTGCCGCCTGGAAGTCGATAGTGATTTTTCCGTCTAGGGAGCCGTTTAGTTTGATGATGCGCATTCGTCGTGTGCCGTCTGGTATGGAGAACCACCCTGCGGTTGTGACTGTTGCGATGTCTCCAACGTGGAAGCTGCCTAGTGGTGTTTTGGGGTTATCTGCTAGGAATGATAGCGTTACCTGGTCTGTCATTACCTGTCTGGATCGTAACGTACCCCATGCCTTCTGTGTCAGCTGTGTTATTTCTGATTGGTCTGAGTCTGTGATGACGGATTCGAGGAATGGTGCACGGTGCTTGAAGACGCTGGTTAGGTCTTCTGCTATTCCGATGGCTTTTCCTTCGCCTTCACCTGATCCGGTGCACCATACGCGATGAATAATGTCTTTTCCGGTTGAGTTGATGGAAACGTCTTCGATTAGCCCTTGCGGTACGGTGGTATCAAAATCGGGTACCCATGTTTGGGGGATGAAGGGGTAGGTTTCGCCGCCGTGGCAGAAGTGCCATTCTATTTTTGTGTGCTGTTCGTTGGCCCATGCGGGGCGGATCATGATGTCTGGGCCGCCGATGACTTCTGAGAGTTCTTTCCAGCGTTTGCCGATCATGTTGTTTGAGACGTTCCATTTTTCATAGGTTCGTTCTCGCTGGCCTGTTTCGCCGGGGATTTCTTTATGGCGGATGGGGAAATATCCGCCGGGGCGATCCATTGCGTGTTTGCAGAGTTCCCAGGCGATGTTTCCTAGTGTGGTGCCACGGTATTCTAGATGCTCCCAGATGGTGCGGTTCTCGAATATCTCACGGATGCCCTTTACTTTCAGTTCGAGAGTGTGCAGGGTTTCTTTTCCCCAATCCTGTACATACCCGGCGATAATGGGGTGTTCTGCCCCGTCTGCTGCGGTATGGGTGAGTAGTACGCCGCCCTGCGGTGGTGTGTACCATTCAAAGGATTTGGTCTTCAGGTCTTTTTTCTGCACGGTGAAGGATAGTTCTTCAACGCCGTTGAGGGGGATAGTGAAAGAGCCGCCGCTTTCCGGTTCGATTGGTGCTCCAATGTCGCCGGTGCTGAGATTCAAGAAATAAAATTTGAAAGCCATAATTCGGCGGCTCCTTCCTTGGTTTTTATTCGGATGCAACACCCATATCAACGATGGTGAATTGGTCGCCTGCGTAGCGGCGCTCTGTGCCACCGCGAACACGCCAATACCTAAACCCCCAAATGTGGGAGACAACGTAATGGATTTTGTGCAGGCCGGGCTTTACTGCCCAGACGCGGGCAACATCCCTCGTATCGAACACGTTGTTAAACTCGCGCTCTCGACAGAAGATCAGCTGATCATCTAAATACACGTCGTATCGCACAACGCCTTGATCGGCGGTTGTTGCGCTCTCCCACTGGCCGGGTTTACCGTTTGCCACTGTGGAAGAGATTCGGATGTCTATGTTACGGTCTGTGGGTACGAAGAATGTTCCCGCGCCGCGCTTGAAGCTGCCCTGATCTCGTGTTGCGTCGTCTTCGTGATAATGGCGGTGCAGGATACCGAGCGAGCCTCCTACCGGGCGGGAATACACCGGGTTTCCTGATTCTGGGATAGCAGAGGTGGCAGACACGCCGGGGCGCATCTCACGTTTGGAGAGCATGACCGCGCCTTGAGGAACAGCTTGGCCAATCTTTACCACCGCTGAATTATTGCCATCTGTTGCAGGCTGGTTCTGCTGCACATAAATGTATTCTGTGCGGCTCGTACCCGGCGATGCTGGCCGCGTGTTGATTGTCTGCTCTTGCACAGGGATTCGAACGGCCCGGCCTTTGGCTAGATGCGCAACCACTGCACCGGCGTTCACCTTCCACGCAAGCGTCGAGGTGCCTTCCACTGTGCAACCGTTGATAATGCCTGCTTCTGGATATTCGGCGGCGGTAATGGCCTGAATATCTTCAGGTGTGGTACCCACACCTTCCTTAGTGTTTGCTATACCGAATCCTGTAGCCATGAGGTCTCCTAAATGTATGTATCCGAAAAGTTCACATCAACCCACCCGCTAGATGGCGCGAGCGCTTCCACTGCTACTGTGAAGGGTGAGTTTGCGGGCGCGGTGTGCCATTGGCGGCGGGTGAGTTCTGCTGTTTGGTCTGATCCGCCGATGATGATTGTTCCTTTTCCGCAATCTATGGTTGCGGGGTTTGCGGCTTCGATAGCGTAGGGGTATTCGATGATGCGGTCGCCTGCGGTGATTCTGAAGCCGCTGGCCCAATCGCCTTGCACAACATATATGGGGTTTGCGTCTGCGTTTCCCTTGTGCTGTATGGTGCCTGCCTGTGGTGGTTTTTCGCCGTAGGATAAAACACCTGAAGGGGCGGGTGCGAAGAGCGGGAATCTTAGCCCGGTGCCTGTATCTGCGGGGAATAGCTGATAGATGCGAGGCGGGGATTTGAGGAACGGATCGGGGGCTACGAGTGGAACCTCAAACTCGACGGCGGAATCACCGAGCAGGGTTGTTTTCGGCGCGCCGTCGAGGCGAACACGGGCGGTTAGCACTAAGCCGTTGTCTGTTGCCACGGTGAGAGAGCCTAGCCCGCCATCCCAGACTAGACCTGAGATGAAGCGGGCGGCGATTTCGCGGGCTTCCATACCTGGCATGTTTAGTACGCCTTTGAGGGTGATTGTTCGAGCGGAACGGCGGGCGGGTGCAGATAGGAAGCCATGCCCAATTTTGCGTTGAGCATCGGAGTTTTCTACCCCTACGCCGCCGTACCATCCCTCTATGTCTGTTACCCAAAATTCGCCGTCCTCTGAAGGCGCTTCATAGGTGCTCATAATGAGATTCCCATGAGCGCCTTCTAGAGTGACTTCATAACGCATTACACTAAGATGCCTTCCATTTGATGGGCGAATGCTTCGCCGAATCGTTTTCCGAAACGGTCAGGGTCCATGTCTTCATGACCCTTGACATTCACGGTGATTCCTGATTTCTGACCGTATCCAACGCCGGGGCGTGCAGAGAAGCTACTCGATGCCGAAAGCGGTTTGATGTTTCCGTGTGCACCGGATAGGTTCACACGCCCGTCGATTTCGTCAAGCACGAACACGTCTGCCAGCTCGCTCATGCCATCTTGTGCAGCATCAACAATCGCGCCGGTCAAGTCATGGACTGAATCAACAACCATGTTCGCGTTCTTGCTAATGCCTTCTGCCAGACCGGCGGGAATCCACTTACCCACCTGATCGCGCATGACACGAGACGGGGAATGAATGCCTAGCGGGCCTTTGACCCAATCAGGCAGGCCAGAGGCGATGTTCTTCACAGCATCCATGACCGCGCCTGCGGCTCCCTTGATACCGTTCACAAGACCGTTGATAATGTCCGTGCCAATCTGAGTAACCCTTCCAGGTAGGCTAGTCAAGATATTTATGATGTCTGTGCCTAGCTGTTGGAAGAAGTTCTTCACGGAATTTACGCCGTTTTCAACGCCGCTTTTAATTCCGTTCCAGATTCCCTCAAAGATGCTCTTAATGCCGTTCCAGATTGCCTCCCAGATCGCTTTGATCAGGTTGAGAACGTTCTCGATAATGGCCTTGACGATGTTGATAGCGCCTTCTACAACGCCCTTGATTACATCCCAAACGCCCTTGAGAATGTTCTTGATGCCTTCCCAGACCATCTGCCAGTCGCCCTTGATCACGCCGGTTATAACCTGAATGATGCCCTGGACGATTGTTAGCGCGCCTTGGATGATAGGCACAATTGCCTGGAAGACAACCGTGACAATATTCAAGATCGCCTGGATAGCAGGAATTAGAATCCCTAGCACAGTCTGCACGAGGGGCAGAATCGCTTCGATAATTGACAGGAACATCGGAATGAATGTTGAAATCACGAGAGCGACAAGAGGAACAATCGCTACCGCAATGCCTGCGATAACTCCCACAAGCTGCGTGAATAGCGGCATGAGAGCCGTAAGGACATTCGAAGCCAAATCTAAAAGCACGCCTGCAAGCTGCCCAATCATAGGAAGAATTGGTGCGAGCGCGGTACCGATTTGAACGAATGCTTCTGCGAACTGTGGTATCAGTGTGAGAAGCGCGCCGCCTAACTCTATGAAGGCGGGTAATAGCTGCCCTATGATCTGTTCAACAACAGGGGCGAAGGCGGTTATGATGTTTGCACCAAATTCAACAAACATTGGTATTAGCTGTTGAATTATAGGCAGTAGCGCCATGAACTGCGTAGAGATGTTCTCGAAGAATTGCGTGAACACTGGCCCGAGGTTAGCGAAGGTTGCTTGCAGCACCTCAAATACTCGCTGTATCACGGGCAGAACCGCGTTGAATGAGTTCACAAGTAATGTGCCTACGGCGTTACCTAGCCGTGAGAGTGGTTCCATGATGGCAGGCACCACGGGGGCGATACCCTGCAACAGTCTTGAGAATGCGTTACCTAGCGATTCAATCGCGGGGCCGATCTGCGCAATAGCTGGTTGCAGCGTCGTTATCAGATCGTTTCCGAATGCAGCGAGCGCGGTTCCTATGGCTTGCAGTACTGGTTGTATTGCTGCCATGAGGTTTGCCCAGATTTGGCGGCCTGCTTCTGTTTGGGTGAAGAAGGCGGCTAGGGCTGCTGCGGCGGCGGCGATTCCTGCGAGTATGAAGGTGAAGGGGTTCGCTCTGATTGCTGCGGTGAGTGTGCCTATTGCGGTGCCTGTTGCGGAAGTGGCGGCTTTGAAGATGGTTACGCCTGCTGCTGCGGCGCGGGCGGCTAGGTCGTAGGCTTTGAAGGCGATAGAGCCTGCTTGTGCTGATTTGCCTAGCTCTGCGATTTCTGCTGCGGTACCTGCACCGCCTGCCATGAGCTTCCATCCTTCAGCGAGGTTCTTTACCGCGCCTACGGTTCCTGTTACCGCGTCTGTTGCTGTTTTCCACCCGTCGAGGGCGGTTTTTCCGATGCTGATTCCTGTTGCCACACTCTTGTAGGCTATGGCTATGCCGCCTACGGTTGCGATCAGCGCTGTTACCGCGCCTTGATGTGCGTTCATGAGCTGGGAGAGCTGGAACAGGGCGGTTGATACGCCTTCAAGGATGGTGATTAGTGCACTGAATGCAGCTTCTAGACCTGAACCGCCTACGGAGCCGCTAAGGTTTAGAATGGAATCTACGAGGGGCAGGAATGCTGTAGCCAATGCCCCAATGACTCGAATCAGGTTTAGCCCAATGCCTGCGAATGAGTGCAGCACAACAGGCAGGTTTGAACCAAGTACTTCGCCGATTCTGCGGGCAGCGTCGATAATGCTTGTGCCATGCCCTGAGAATGCGCCGCCTAGCCGTGTCAGCTCTTCCTTGATAAGCCCTGCTGTGACTGCGAATGCTGTTCCTACCCACGGGGGTATCGCGTTCACGAATGCTTCACGGAATGCTGTTGCTGCCTGCACGGCTATATCGAATCCTGCTTTGACGGCGGGGCCGATAGCGCGGGCGGCGTTGCCTGCAAGAGAAACGAGGCTTTCGAGCGCGCCGCCTAGCTGTGTACCAACGACTTTGCCGAATGCCTCTACTGGTTTCATCCAATCCTGAAAGGCCAGGAAGAATTTCGTAAGCTGCGGGTAAATGCCCTGTAGCACGTTAGCACCGAAACGGCCCATCGCGGCTTGTGCGTTAGCGAATGCACCGGGTAAGGTTTTGCCCATTTCGTCTGCAACCGTACCGGATGCTTTAGTCATGGCCGCTTCGAACTGCTCAAAGCTAATCTCACCCTTAGAAGCCATCTTGAAGACTTCATCGGATGTTACCCCGAATTGATCAGCGAGCGCCTGATAGATTGGGATGCCACGGTCTGCTACCTGTTGCAGCACGTCGTTTTGGGCTTTGCCAAGGGATGCCACTTTGTTGTAGATGGCTCCCATTTCTTCCATGCTAGAGCCTGAAGCGGCTGCTGAGTTGGAGACTGATTTTAGGACTGCTTCGAGGCGTTCGCCGGGTTGGATGCCTGCGGCGACTGCACCGGCTGCGGCGGTTGCCGCCGCGTCGAGTCCGAATGCGGTTCCTTTCACGGCGGCGGATGCGTTCTGCATAATCAGTTCGACTGATTGCGCATCGTTTCCTAAGCCTCTGAGTTTGGCTTGCGCCATGTCGATTGCTTTTAGGCGGTTGAAGCCTTTAGTGAAGGCTGCTCCTAGTGTGCCACCTATGGAGATGCCAGCGAATGCTTTTGCGACTAGGCCGGGGATGGTGCCACCGAATATTTTCCCGAATGCTGAGGTTGCACGGCTGCCCGCGCTTGCTCCTGCCCTATCGCCTGCGTTTGCAAACTCAGAGACAATTTGAGCGCCCGCCCCTTTGGTCGAGGCCAGCACTGTTACATAAGCCTTTGCAAGCTCTATTCCTCCTGCCATGCTTTACCTTCTTCCTTTGGGGGCGGGCAATTCTTTTATCGCGTGTTTTCCGGTACTGCACCCATGCGCTTCTTGAGCCATATTTCGGCTTCTGTGAGAGACATGGTTTTGTTTCCACCGAGCTTTGCGGTGGATTCATCCTGTATCCCTGGCCGTGGTATGGGCTTAGGTTTACGGCGGCCCTTCTGCCCGTCTTCTGACCGTTGCCAGTTCGCGGTGACAAGCTGATCAATGGCGGCTGCTAGAAGGTGTGCGTTCATATCCCACCCACCGGATAGGGCCTCTGCCAGCGCGCCACCTTTGGGTGGGTTTGCCGCAATGGCGGCGGTGATGTTGAGGCCGTATTCCTGTGCGAGGGTTTCTACGGTTGCGCCGTAGAAGCGGATGCAGTCAATTTGTAGAAGCTCGCGGTGTTTGCGAAGTATGACCGCGAGCTTTAAGAGTTTGGGTTCAGTTCTTCCATGAGGTCGAGGAAAAACTCACTGTACGCGCTGAAGGGTACCTTTCCGGTTTCGTCTCGAAGGACTTCCTTCAGCTCCTTCACCTGCTCTTCGCCTAGAATCGCTTTAGTCACGGTGAAGACGGCGCGGGGGTTGCCATCCTGCAACCCTACGATTTCCTCCATGAGGTCTGCATCGTCGAGCGTGTCTGTTTCTACCGTCCAGGTCTTGCCGCGAAGTTCCACTTCTGCGATGGTGCTATCAGCTTTCTTAGGGCGGTAATCCTGCGGCTTCACGATGCCGTACTCATTAGGGCGGGCAACAGCGGCGGGGCGGTTATTGTGCTTACGGTTCTTTTTCTTTGACATGTCAGGTCTCCTTTATGGTTTGGGTCTTCCTATGGTGTGGTTCTGCCCCGGCGTAGAAGACCCAAAACGCCGGGGCAGAAAAACATGAGGTGGTTAGGCCATGTACTGGTAGACCTTGACACCCTTCGAGTCAGGGTAGGCAACAATGGTTACCTGGTAGCCGATAGCCTCTTCATTCTTGAAGGTGACTTCGCCGCGCTCTACAACCTGACCATCAGGGATAACAAGGCGGACGGTCTTGTCACCATCAAGAACATCAAGAACATAAGTCTCGTGCTTTGCCTGCTTACCCGTGATCTTGACTGCGGTCGCGGTCGCGTCAGGATCGCTGTAAAACAGTTCGAGAACTTCCTTCTTAGTCTCGATCATGGTCATTTGGTAGCTGACCTTATGCGAGGTCTGGATCGTGCGAACAATGTCGCCGTTCTGCCACGCCTTAATGTCGCTAGTGTCAGCGTCGATGGTCTGCGTTACACCGTCTTCGCTGATATATCCAAGATCAACGAATGCGCTGTTCAGCGGCGGCGTTGCAGCGGCGCTAGTAGGCAGAGCCGTAGCCAAAGGCGCTTTATAGAAGGCACCGGATACGGCGACGCGAACATTTGAAGCCTGGTTTGCCATATTCTCTTACTCCTTAGAGCGAAGTCTCTAGCGAGCGCTTCGCGGTTTCGTCTGTGATTTGCTGGCCTCTGATGCTGATTCCCCAGTTTTGGCGGAATCGTGGAATGTCTGCTTCTGCATCGGGTAGCCATACGATGCCGCCAATGGGGGCGGTGCGGTAGATGGTGAATCCGTAATGTACCCCTTGGAGGGCGGTCAGGTATGCTTGTGCAAGTTCTGCGAGGCGGTATGCTTCGCGTTCATCATCTTCTACCCACACATCGAGAATGAAGTTTTTCGTTGCGTGGATGACTGATTGTGTGCTGCCCCCGGATGGGGTTATCAGAATGAACTTTTGAGGGCGCGGGTTTGGTACACGGGCGATATGCACGGGAATACTAAGGTTGTGTTCCAGATACCGTTTCAGTACAGCGTGTATATCGTCATATACGATCAGGTTTCCCATTATTTACCCCATCCTGCAACGGCCTTGGAAAGTGTTCCGTGTTTGCGTTCTTCTCGCATCCCAGCCGCGCCGTTAGCGTAGACATGGGCTGTTGCGGTTTTGCCGCCTGCCCTGACTGAAGTCGAGAAGTTATCCCCTGCACGAGAGCGAACCTTGTTTGCCTCTAGGGCTAGAAGCTGCTGCATACCCGGTGATGTGCGAAGCGCGTAGAATCCGGGCAGATTGAGTACTACCTTCGTTTTCGCCATGTCTTTCTACCCTTCTACCCTCTTGAGGTTGATACGGTATCCGCCGGTGAAGCCAAAGGGGCCATTCGTGTAGTCTTCAGGCCATCCGATTACGGTGTATTCAAGACCTGTAATTACAATCTTGTCGCCGGGGGCGCAAAATGCCTCTGGTGCGTAAAGGTCTAGGTCTCGCTTTATGCCTGTGCTGAGGTCTCGAATCTCTACATCCGGTGTGGGAGGTGCCCAAGCATATACGGGTGTTGAGACGGGCGGGGCGAACTTTTTACGCTTCTTACCCCATTCGTCTTGTGCCCCTTCTGTCTTGCGGTAGTGCATGACCTGCTTTTGCGGGCGCATGATCAGCATTAGCGAATACTCCCATCCATGAGGTCATAAGCGAATGCCTTCTGTGCACCAACACCTAAGAGCTTCTTCTCTGCCTTGGTCAGGTAGAGCGCCCCGTTTGGGTTGGAAAAACTCACCTGCTGGTTGAACGGCCCGGCGGTCTGCGTGATAGATGATGCACCATCGGGAAACACGGATGCGATGATCGAGCGTTTCACAATGGCGCAAGATACCATGATGATTACCTGGCGTTCGAGCTTATCCCAGCGCGGGGCCGATGCCCGGATAAGCACGCCTGCATCTGATAACAGCTGATTGGCGTGTTCATCCGAGCCGGGCGGCATATCAGGCCAGCGAGCGCGCAAATCTTCAGCTGTGACTACTGGAAATGTGTTTGTCATGCTCTCTGGCCTTTGGTCTAGATGGTGTACTTAACGAATGCGTCCTTATCGGCGACAAGCAGACCGTATTCGGCCTCTGCACGCACTGCTACGAGGTTGTTCTCGAAGAGGGAAACGAGCTTTCCGCCGATGGTTACTGCTGCTTCTGTGGATACGTCGAAGGTGATTCCGCCGACGGTACCCCAAACAACCTTTGTGAAGTCGCCGCCGAATCCGACGGTTGCGCCGGTCTCAGTGGACGGGGCAACCTCTTCAGCGAAGAGAGCGTTTCGCCCTAACAGGGTTCCAGAGCGTACCGGCTCTGCGGTGCCATTGGTGGGAGCAGAGATGAAGATAGGTCGCCCGGTGGTATCCATCGCGGTATTCATCATTGGTTCGACAATATCGTCGAAGACGAAGCCGTTTAGCTTCTTGCGGGCCTTTGCCAGCAGGTCGAGGCCGCTGTTTATATCGCCGAAAAGGCCGCCCTGCGGCTGCTTTGCGGTACCGAGCTTCACGGCCTTAGTGGTGGCTGCGAGGTTCTGCTCTGCACCAAAGGGCGAAGAGGTACCGTGCAGGGCCGCCGCGTCGAATGCCTTTGCGAAGGCTTCGCCGATGTCTTCGCGGATAAGGTTCATGAAGTTTCCAGGGTTAGCACGGACAACTTCAGCAGAGACAGGGATGATGACCGCGAGCTTCTGCGGCTTGATGGTCTTCAGAGCCATCTTTTCATCGGATACGGGCTTAGCCGCGCCTTCTGCTACCCACCCGGCGCGAGGCTTGGAGGTAACCACGGGTACAGCCGCGCCGTTAGCGGAAAGTGGAACCTGTCGTGCGAGCTGCTGCACGACGGATGCGCGCTTAGCCTCTTCGAAGTACGCCTGTGCAATGTCAGGCTGGATAAAACCGGAAAAATCGGAGGAACGTACAGCGTTCTCTACAGTCATAGTCTTTTACTCCTTGGTTTAGCGAGCGCCTAGCGCTGCTTTGAGTTTGTCTAATAGCGGGTCGCCGTTTAGGGGCATGTTCAGTTCACCCTCTGATGGGATGATCGTTTTCTTGACAGGGGTAGCCGGGGTGAGAAGTTCTGCGAGCTGTTTTGCGTGTTCTTTCAGCTCTTTTTCATCTGCACCTCGAAGGGCTTCAGCGGGTACGCCGTACTCTTTTGCGGCGGCGGTTCGCCATTGCTGTACCTGGTTTGCTTTTTCGAGGCCAGCTAGTTTTTCTTCTGCCTGCTCTGCACGGGTTTTGAGTTCATCGGCTGCGGCTGCGCGGGTTTTCAGTTCGTCGTAGTCAGCGAACTTATTCCGTGTGCGTTCTAGCCGTTTTGCGATGATGCGGTCTAGCTGTTCCTGCGAGGTGATCGGGTGAAAGCCTTCTGCTTCTGTGGCTTCTGCTTTCTCTGCTTCATGTTCAGGCGCGGCGGTTTCGTCTTTTACTGCTTCTGCCTGTTCTGTGGTTTCTGCCATGATGGTTTGCTCCTAAATGCGCCGTACCTAATTAGGTACGTAATTGCCAGGCGTTTACCCCCGCCTGTTTCGGGTAAGTCTAGTTGGTTCGCGGGTATATATCGGGGTATAATTCCCGCATCTTTGCGACAATATCGACGGGCTTCAAGCCGATTGAGTAGCCTAGCTCTTTCTCTAGTGCATCTCGTGCAGCCTCGTACCGCTTATAGTCTTTGTCTGGTTTGTAGCCTCTAATTTTGGGTGGTTTACCCCATGCAGGTACTATCACACAGTCGCAATGGCCGTGGTAGCCGCGTTTGATACCTGCGGCGGCTTTCTCAGAGGTGTACACGAATCCACGGGATGCGAGCATTCGACAGAATGGGCAGGTTTCATTACCTGCTGGCACTCGTGCAAAGCGCGGCTTCGAAGGGTCGTTTTTGACGCTCTTGATAATGGTCTCGCGTGAACCTGCCTTGACTACGCGATCAATGAAGCTGCTGAGATCGCCGGTGAGACTGTCGAGCGCATCGGGGTTGTCGTTCAGGCGTGCCATTAGCCACCTGACTTTAGCGTCGATTTCTTCAGATGGCATATCATCGGCTAGAGTTGCGCTGAAGTCTTCATCAATCACGGCGCGGCGTAGGGTCTCGTACCAATCTGCGGTTAGGCTTGCTGCACCGCCGCGATATTTGCCTAGCGTCTTCTCAAGGTGCTTGATCAGTTCATCGCGGGTTACATTGATGGGAGTACCGGGCGGGATTTTGAGCATCCCGGCCAGTACTTCATCTTGAGCTTTTTCTGATAGAAGGTTGAGCGATGCGACGAGCTTATCTAGTTCTGATCGGATTTCATCTTGTCGAGACGCCATGCCCGACCTCCTATCAAAATCTATTCTTCAGGCTTCACACCCGCATCGACTGCGGGCTTCTCTTCACCTGAAAAGTTATTATCCACTTCAGTAGTCGCCTCCTTAGGCTTCTGCTGCTGTGCAGTGGCAGCGAGCGCTTCTAGGATTGATGAACCTTCAGCGCGGCGCTTGTCTGCCATGAGTCGTTGAATCGCCGAATCGTCATAGCCTAGCTTTTCTAGGATGACCGGTGATTGTGCGAGCCACGGCATGACCTGGACTTGCTTCAGCACTGCATCGGCTGCGGCTGCATCTGAGACATGCACGGTGGGAGCGAACCAGGCTTCAATTTTTGTTAGCCCCTCGATCTTAGACGGATCGTTGATGCCCTCTCGAAGCATCACGGCTGTTACACCTATACGATTCAGGGCTGACTTGAAGCCTCGAATGGTTCTATCTGCTGCCAATCGGAGCGGGTCTCGCTGAGACTGTATCGCTGAATCGGAGGCCGGGTTATCTGAAGGGAATCCCAGTTCATCAATCGGTATTTGAGACTCAGCTGCCAGCAGGGATGCCCATTGCCGCAACTGATCAGTATGCGGCTGCATACTCATTTGTGAGAACTGCCCTACCTGCGGCACCTGTCCGTCTTCATCTCGTGAGATGGTCAGCATTTTAGACATGACCGCTGACCATTTGGAGCCGGTCAGTGCGTCTTCATCTGCACCGAGCAGGTAGCGTTGAGGGCTTGCGTAAAATTCGGCGCTGATTTCGGATCGTACAACGGTACGAATCGCCGAATCAGTTAGAGACATGACGGCGCGAGAGATACGCGAGCGCCCAAATGGCTTGCGAAGGTCTGCACCGGATACGACAGGCACAATGAGCGGGCGGCCTGTAGGGTTTGGGATGGTTTCAATCTCCCAGCCGCCGCCTGCTATGGCCTGCATGATGACTGTCTTATCAGGGAGATACACGGTTACTTCACGCGGGGTTATATCGCCGCTGTTCGATGTGTCAGCTTTGGTGATAGACAACCCGGCTTTGAGGTTGCGGGTGCGTTTATCCCATATTCCTGTTGCCCAATGCGCCGATTTCGGCAACAGCAGGATTTCAGGCTCTCCCTTGCTCTTATCTCCCTGCGTGATCGTGATGAATGCACAAGAATGAGTGAGAGCAGAGGCGGCGGTTTGTGCGAATGTCTCTCTGAAGTCGTTATCGGCGACGATGGTGTTTAGCCCGTGCGGGTCTTCATCTTCACCGGCGGCAACGAACCTCTCAAATTTGATGCGGTCTGCGAGAACATCGACGGTTTTCGCTGGCCAGCCCAATACGCTGTTGATGTTCTTCAGCGCGGGCGGCGTTGAGATACCTAAGTCCTTCAGTCCGATCTTCTGATCGTAGTATTGCTGCCTAATAATGTTGCGAGCGCGTTTCTTGTCTAGGCGCTGCAACATTTTTTGAACGAGTTCAATTTCGGATGCAGATAGCGTTTGCTCTGCGTGCTGAGTAAACCCGGCGGGTACGCCTTGAGTGATCATACGCTGATTACCTGCTTCCTTTTTCCTTTTCGTCTAGTCATTTTCGCGCCCCAAAACGCGAGCGTTGCGGCTTCAAATAGGGACACAGAGCCGCCTTCGGGGGCCTGCCATCCGAAACCGCCGCGAGTGCCGATCTTTCGGCGATGCGCCGATAGTGCCTGCTGCGTTAGCTCTGGTTGTGCACTGTGGGAGACGGTCTCACTAATCACAGCTTGATCAAACATTGCGTGTGCTGCGATAACCTGCTCTAGCGAGGGCTGCCATATCAGAGTCTTTGACCTAACCCCGTTCTCACGGAGTGCGTTCACGAGATAACCCACGCCCGCTTTGCCGTCGATCACGATTTGCGCGGCGCGGTCTGCACGCTCTACCAGGAAATCCACGAGCCATGTTGTGCCACTAGATAGCGGCTCTGAACGTATGCCCTCAATGAAGATCGGGCCTTCTTCAGGGCGGCGGGCGACAGCGAGCGCAACCTCTAGTCCATCGGGTGAGAATCGCACGCCGTATACATCGCGGCCTGACTCTGGTAGTTCGCCTTCTAGCCTGTTCCATGCTTCAGGTTGGAATGCTTTGTTAGCGAGTGCCTTTTCATCCCAGATGCCTAAGCCTTCGCGGCGGAATGAGTCTTCAGAGCCTAAGAGCTTTTTCATGCGTTCGAATGCTGTTGTTGAGACGCGGGCCGGGTACGATGGGTTGGCTTTCTCCCATTGCTTCTTATCGTCGAGTCTCGCGCCGGGGTCTGCGGAGCATTCGATATAGAGAGTGTCTTTATCGCCCTTGAGTGCGTCTTCGCGGCGCTGTGTGAAGACTTCGCCGGGGTCTACCGGGCGCGGCGGTGTACCCATCATGATTACAAGGCCGTTTGGTGCTGCGTTGGTTGCAGGCACCATATCGTCCATTGCTTTCTCAGTCAGAATTTGGGCCTCGTCCATGACGATAACGTCCACTTCAGGAAAACCACGGCCAAAGCCGTTTTCACGAGCGCCGAATAGGACACGCGAGCCGTTTCTAAACTCGATAGCCTCTTGACCTGCACCACGGCGAATATGGGCAATGAACGGTTTAATATCCTGCCTGTTTACAATGCCTTGCATCGCTGAAAAGGTCTCATTATGCGTCCTTGAGCGGTGTGCACTCCATAGCACTAGCGTGTTTGGCTTGGCTGCACAGAGCGCGAGAATAAACCCGGCGATCATGTGAGTCTTTCCCACCTGTCGAGGGATGGAGACTACAGCGCCGCCGATGCCACAGGCGTACATGCCGTTCTCACGCTTTGCGAAGATCAGCTTACCTATGCCGATCTGCCATGCGTCGAGCGGGTAGCGCATCCTGACAAGCTGTTTAGCGATCATTGGCCATGCCGTCGTTACTATGCCTTCAGGTATGCAGAGATGCCTGGCAACCTCAGATAGAAGCCGGGTTGAATGGGAGGTCTGCTTCTTCACCGTCTGGAACCTCCACGTATTCTAGTTCATTTGCCACTGCTTCAAGGTCGCTGATTTCCTTATCAAGTTCAGCGAACCTACGCACGAGCGCGGCCAAATCCCTAGCGAGTGTGTTCTCAGAGTCGATATGAGCTGCCAGTTTTAGCCGCATGGCCTTTAGCCTGTCGAGCTGCGTACCGTGCATAGTTGCACTAGTCAAAGAATGTTCATCGTCGAGAAATTCTTCATGATTAATAGGTGGTAGATGCTTTACATTAGCCATTTCTGCCCCTTTCAAAAAGAATCCCAATAAATAATAAATATCCACCCTTGATTATAACTAATCAATTGTGGAAAAAACCGGTGAATATATCGCT